CACGATAATGAATATGTTATTGATGCAGATTCTGTAAGTTCTTTTGGTAGAGAGTTTTACGATATAATCAATCAAACTGAAACTGCAACTCAAAGAAAAAATGCTGCAGAGAGTTTGATTTCTATTCTAAGTCAATATACAGAAGATGGATATGTAGAAAGCGAGGAAGATTATACATACTATGTTCCAGAGCAAGGATCTGTGACTATTATGCCACCACAAATAATAATGACTGGAGGAATGAGTGGTGGAAGTCGTGGTAGTGAGTCTGAAGATCCTTCTAAAGATATTCTTTATGTGTAGTAAATAGTAATAAGAAGTAACTTAAAAATGGCAGACACTCCAATAACTTCAGCTCAGGTTAAAGATTTTGACATTCCACAGTGTCTTGTTGTTGCTAATGATCAAAACACAAAAGTAGATATATCAACTTTAATTACTGACTTGTATTATTATGAAAGTGTTTTAAGTCCAACCGTAAAAGTTGATTTAATCTACGCGGAAACTGGAAAAAGTGTAGAAAAAGACGGGAGTTTTAAAACAGTCATAGAGGGACTTCCTCTTGTTGGTACTGAAAAGGTGGGTCTAACATTAGTGGATCCCAAAAAAGTTGAACTCAAATTAACATTATATGTTGATAATGTTAAACCAATATATAATGATGTTGTAAAATCTGCGGCTAGTTTAAATCTTGTTTCTAGAGAATCTATTTTTAATTATAAAAGTGTTGTTAATACTAGGTTTGATGGAAAAATATCCGATCATGTAAGAAAGATTTTAAAAGATGTTTTAAAGGTTGATGAAGGAACAAAAAAGTTAGATATTGAAGAGACTGTTAATAACTATAATTTTATTGGAAATAATAGAAGACCTTTTTATGTTCTATTGTGGTTGGCAAAAAAAGCAGTTCCTAAAGCATCATCTCTAGGAAATACTGCTGGATATTTCTTATTTGAAACGTCTGATGGATACAAGTTCAAATCAGTTGAAGGTCTTTTGTCCGATACAGATTTAAACGGTGGTAAGAAAAAGTATAAGAGTTTGGTATATAATGATACGCCTGACGGTAGAGGAGTAAATGTTCCTCCCGAATATAGTGGAAAAATACTTGAGTATAATATTGATACCGCTGCTGGCAATGTTGGATCTAAATTTGAAGTGGGGACATATTCTACTAGAACAGTTCTCTTCAATCCCTTTAATTGTTACTATGAAATAGTCTATCCAAACACTAAAACTGGTGATAAAGCAAATGAGAAAAATCTAAAAAAAGCAGGAAATGAACTGCCAAAGTATAATAAAGAGTTTGATGGAACTGGTGATGGTAAAGACTTTTCAAGAACGCAATATGTTTTAGTTGATTGTGGATCTATGCCAAGCGGAAGCACCGATCAACAAATACAAAAGTCTCAAGAAGAAAACTTTGATCCAAGAAATATTTTGAATCAATCTGTAATGAGATATAACCAGTTTTTCTCTTCTCAGGTTACAATAACAATCACTGGGGACTTTAGTTTTCATGCGGGAGACTATGTTTATATTGATACTCCGCAACTTTCTGATAAAAAAACTCAAACCATGGACGAACAGTTTGGTGGTTTTTATGTTGTTGCTGAATTATGTCACTATATAAATCTAAAAACTGGTGGATATACAAAACTAACTTTGGTTAGAGACTCTGTTGGTAGAAAAGGATCTCCAATACCACTCTAAATAATTAATACTATAATACACACTATTATGGACAGTGTAGAAAAGCATATTGAGCATGACAAAAAAATACTTGATGATTCAATGGTATCATCACAGGCTAGAAGACATGCTGAGGATGAGTTAGCGGCACTTCAGAGATGGGTTGAAACTCATCCAGAAGACCATCATGATCCAACTGGTTTAGAACTTTATTGTAACGATAATCCAAATGCTCTAGAATGTAGAGTGTATGACGACTGATGAGTGAAGGAACTTTATTCAATCCAGGATTTTTAGGGGCAAGTTTTAACTGGTGGATTGGTCAGATTGCTGACGATTCAACCTGGAGAGATAATCAGATTGCCGGTAAATTTGAAAGCAAAGATCAAGTTCCTGGGTGGGGTAAGCGATACAAAGTTCGCATTATAGGTCTTCACGATAAAGAAGAGACAACAATACCTTCAGACCAGCTTCCTTGGGCACAAGTGATGTATCCCATCACTGCTGGTGGTGGTCAAGCTAATTCTGGACAAACATCAAACCTTCGCCAAGGAATGTTTGTCTTTGGTTTCTTTCTTGATGGGCAGGAGCAGCAAGTTCCAGTCATTATGGGCATTCTTGGAAACAATGCCCAGACTGTTCTCAAAACTTCTATTGGTAATGATGGTTCAAACTTTGCACCAACTAGTGGTTATGCTAATGGTAAGAATCCTCCACAGGGAACAGCAAAACCAAGACCTCCCGATGAAGGTCTTGTAATTACAAAACCAAAGTCTCCGGAACAGTCTGAAGAGTGCGCTCCAGTCCCTGCTGGCGTTAAGGTTAATAAGTATGGACTGAGAGCGGATAAACCTCTCTCACCAAAGCAGTTTGCAGATCAACAAAGTGCTCTTGCTGAAGCGGATGCTAAAGGTCTAACTGGAAATGAAAGAGATGAATATGTTCAGCAAAAGGTAGCCGCTGGTATTGCTGCAAGATGTCAAGCAGCAAACTCTTCGGCAGGAACTCCATCTCCCGGAGCAACTAAAGAAAATGTTGATGCAGTCCATGAAGCAAGTAATGCAGATGTAAAGAGGCAAGAAGTTTATATTAAAAAGACTGTGATGATGTCTACTTGCGATCCAGTTCAGTCTGCCATGAAAGCTATGCAGACTGCAATTGAAAATCTAACCGCAGAAATTAATAAAGTATTAAATGCCGCGATTGTATATGTTGATGCTGTTTCTTCAAAGTTACAACAGATAAAAGATTTGATTGCAAACTTTGCTTGTGAGATTGCAAAGTATATGAAAATAATTTTTGATAAGATTATGGAATATGTTTTGAAACAAGTTCATAAATCTCTTAATAAAACTATTCCAGCAGTCCCTCCAAATAGAAGATATCAATATGCTGATATTAAGCAGAACATTACTGAAAATATTAAATGTCTTTACAGCAAACTTACTAATAATCTTTGCGGACAAATTCAAAATTTTCTTGACAATCAACTAGAGCAACAGAAAGCTTACCTAGATGAAAATAACAATGTTAATAATATTCAAATGTGCGCAGTAGAGGAAATGGTTGGTTCAGTTATTGGCGCTAATGTGAAAGATATGCAAAGCGGTATTGATGGTGCCCTTAAAGCAGCAGATGAATTTCTTTCTGACATTCAGAAATATATTTCCGAAGGTTCATCTATTCTGGCAAGTATTAAGGGTATTGTTGATAACCCAACGGGATCTATTGCTGGTGCTTTAAACTTTGAAAATATAAAACTTAATCTGTTTGGTTGTGATTTAAAACCAAACTGTGCAGTATCTGATTACTATACTATTCAGAGTGGTGGTGCTGCTCAACCACAGTCACAGCAACCAAATCCAGTGAGTGTTGCAGAAAGTGCCGCAAATCCAAAACCAGTTGGTACTAGTAGTGAGAAACCGTTTGCTCAGCCCACTAAAGATAGTCCTAAAGTAACTTACAAATAGTGGCAATAAATATTAAAAAAAGAGACAGCAGATAATTTAAAGAATGGCAAAAGTTTTCTCTGAACTTAACGTTGCTTATAACACTAGCTTAGACGCTAATGCTTCCATCTCTTTCATAAAGATTGATGATAAGCATTATTTAAGAGTTGAAGGTAAAGATAATTCTGATGTAAAGGTTAATTTTAATCGTATATGCTCTGGTGGTGGAAACTGGGAAGGTTCAGAGCTCAGAATTCCTATTCAGGGGAAGGATGATTTAGTTGTTAAGTTTGATAATTCTTCTGGCGTTCCTACGGTTGGAGTTGCTACTGCTACCTTCAACACCAGTTATGATATCGGATATGGTAAAGGAATTTATGGACCTGTTCTGTTCGGAACAGATTTCTGGAACTCCTGGCCAACTTCTAACAAGAACGTTAGCGCATATTTCTTTAAGGGGGATGCGGGTAAGGTATATCTGAGAGTTAATACTAGAAGTTTTAAACCTCAGAAAGTTTTAATTAAAATTAAAACATTAAACAAGTCCAGTGCTGTTAGCAAGATTGAAATACCAACTACAGCAAAAAATTCTGTAGTTCCCAATACGCAATCTGAAAGTAATGGTAACAATTTTACTTTTGAAAATGATGGTACTGGTCAGGATAGTTATGATACTCTCTTATTTGAAGCAATTTATAATCCTAAAAAGGATGTTAATGGATCGAATTACGCATCGGGAAATGTATATGGTCCTTTAGAATTTTATTATACTGGAAAAACAAACACTG